AGCTGAAGCTGTTAAGCTATCAAGCACCACTCTATCTGAATATTGTCTAATTTGATTTCCAATGTATGCCATTAGTTATTTGCTCCGTTATCTATTACTACACCACCTTCTGCAATCCATTCTTGGATAGCTTGGTAATCTGTGTTTGCTGGGTCTAGGGGTACATTTGATATAATTCCATTTGCAAATATAACTTTATATACATTTGAAAAAACATTTGTTTTTGTATCATCATCATTTAAATAATAAATTTTTTCTACACTAGTAATCATAATTATAACTCCGCATCTGCTGTAAATTGAAAACCCCAACCCTCAGTTGCACCCCCTGTCCAACCAGTAAAATATCCTATACCAGATTGACTTATTCTTGCCAAAGAAACTGAATTGTCAGAACTAGGAGAACCAGCACTTGTGGATGTATTTGAAACTGCTCCACTTGTCCCTGTTAAGGAATAAACTGTAACAGTTGGTAAAACTCTCATTTTTGTAAAAAAACGATATTGAACAGGTTGATTACCATAAGAACCAATTCTACCACCAAATAAACCGCCATATCCTGTACTAGCTCCAGCAAATGTACCAGCTTCATATGATTTCGTATAATACCTCTGACACCTCTGTAAATTCACATCATAAGGCAAGAACTCAAAATCAGATGCAGTTGTTCCAGCTTCTAATTGTATGCCTGTGATGTACCATTCGTTAGCTGTGTCGTCTGCAAGGTTGACTTGACCTACGGCTCTGTTTGCGTTTGTATTTGATTGCCAAGAATTTTGTAAAGTACCTGATGTAAAATTAGTACCAGCAAGTAACCACCAAGCAACATAAAGACTAGATTGATTATCATTATCTAATGTTCCTGTTGTATCTCCTGGAATAGTTATAATTTTCTTTTCCCAAGTATTAGAACTATCAATAGTATAAGATTGATTATTATATCTAGTATTATCTTGATCAGCAAATTCTACAATGTAAGTTCCAGTTTTATTTGATTTAACCCAAAAACTTAATGTAAGGCTTTCTGCATTAGCAGTTCCTTTTTTTAAATATTGTAAATTTTGACCTTCTATTCTTTGAGTAAGTAGAAAATAACTTCCAGCACTTAAAGAAGCATTTGCTGTAGTACAATCTAATTTATATGATGTTGCAAAACCTTGACCAGATGGCACATCTGTATCTTGTGACATTGTCCAAGTTCCAGCACTAGACATTGAATTATTAAATCTATCGGTTAAAAATTGTGAGCTACTTACACCTGATGCAGAAGTTCCTCTTTGAGCAATACTCATATCCCCATTGATAATGATGTTTTTAAAATTAACACCGCCTGCAATATCAGCATTATCTATCTGACCATTTGCATTTAATAAATCTGCTAAGTTTCTGGCTTTAGTCATTCTAATTTCCTTTTATTTTCTCTAAAAGTAATTTGCAATTAGCTTTAGTCATTATTTAGTTTCCTCTTTAGTTTCTTCTTTAACTTCTTTTTCTTCTTTAGGCAATTCACTTTTTAAACTTTCAGCATAATGTTTTTCTAATACTTGAATATCAGCATACTCATTGGCTAATTGATTTTTTCTAGCAACAATGTTTTGTAGCTTAGCAAAGAAAACTTTACCTTGCTCCGATAGCTTGTCGCTGTCGTAATCTTTATTGTCAAAATTAAATTTCATATTTTACCATTCTTTATTTTTAGATACAATTACAGGATTTTTTTGTGCTTCTATTTGACTGGATAGATTAGCTTGCATATCAGCTTCTGATTGGTCATTCGCTGTTACACAACTAATTGCATGCTCTTTCGTCATAGCATCAAAATCCATACCTTCTGAACCTGCACAAGAGCCATACACACTAGCTGAATGTTCTCCATCTACTGCTGTATATCTCCAATGTATTGTCTTTACCTTATTCTCTGAATCTACTTCAAAGTTTGGGAAAGACCATTCGTATGTTATTGCCATAATTTATCTCCTACTATTCTACTGGATTTAATGTAGCATCTTGTTCGGCTTTGAAAGTCGCATAAGCATCTTTGACATCTTGTGTCCAGACTGCATTACATACTGCTTGAACTTCTGGAAGTTCATTAGATATATCTGCATCTGGTGCTAAAACATGTCTATGATACTTTCTAGATAGTTCTTCACCATCTTCCATAACTACAATATCTGTTCGCACTTGAACTGATTTGTATTGTCCGACCACTTCAATCTTTCCGATTTGTGTCTGTTTAGTTATTGCCATAGTTTATCTCCTATTGTTGTTAATCTGTAAAATAAGTAAATTCTAATGCCATAAAATTATTAGCAGAACCAGTACTCATATCTGAAACTTGTATGCCTGTGTTATCAAAGTTTGTTTGTATTAATGCACTAGAAAAAGTATGATTAGGTCTAATATTTGATGGATTATTTACTAACCAACCTGTACTAATTCCTACTGGAGTGTAGGTTCTTAAATTTGCGGTACTTCCAACTGTAAATGGTAAACCTGTTAGATATAATGTACCACTAGCTGTACCTTTCGTTAAAGCAGAAGTTCGCATTGATAACAAACAAGTAACTTTTCTTCCTATTTTTGTATAAGTAGCATCTCTAAAACCATATGTTATTGATGTAAATGGGTCACCTGCAGAAGGTTCATATTCTGGTGTCCAAGTTCCTTCTTCGTAATCGTCTAATGTATTTGCTGCGTTATAAACTCCAGCCGCAGTTCCTAAGGTTACACCATTAGGTATAATTACATGACCAGAACTGTCTATACGCATACGTTCTGCACCATCATTAAAGAATGAAGTATATCCATTTCCAAAGTTGCTTAATCTAAATTCATATCCATCAGCACCACTATTTTTTGTACTACCACTTTTATTAAAGTTAGCGATAGCTGATACTGTACTGTCACTATTTTTAAATTCAGAAGCTGAAAGAGTTGAGTTGTTTCCTACATCAGTTGTTCTTTGTAAAACTGTAGTAGCATTTGTAGATACAATGTGAAGTATATTACTTGGAGAACTTGTACCAATACCTACGTAACCAGAACTGGTGATACGCATACGTTCATTAGCACCAAAAGTAGTACTATCAGTATGAAATGAAATATGTTTGCCAGTTGAACCTTGTATTACAGCACCATCATTATAATATCCATAAAAAGCTCTATTAGCTATTCTTAGTTCAGTATTAGAATTATCTACTCCAATATTAACTAAATGACCGCTATCTCCAATACCTCCAACTTGAAATTTTACTGCAGGACTAGCTGTACCAATCCCAACTCTATTATTTGCACTATCAACTTTTAATGTATCTGTATCAACTGTTAAGTTTCCAGACATTGTAAGATTAGTGATGCCTGTATAAGCACCAGTAATTCTAGCATCTGGTACTGTACCACTATCTAGGTTATCTGCGTTAAGTGAAGCAACTGAAAAAGTTCCATAAGCAACAATATCAACTACATCTCCTGCGGTAGCACCTGTTGCTAAAACAACCGATGTACCACTTGATACAGTAACGTCTGTTCCATTTAATAATTTGACACCATTGAGATATACATCAATGTAACCTGCATCATAAGCAAGTGTGTTTCCATTGTTATCTGCACCTGTGAAAGTTGTTTGACCAGATGTTGCTGTATAGTTGTATCTTTGTGAAGTTCCATTAACGGATGAACCTGCGTTCTGCCAACCAGAAGCACCATACACATTTAAAATATTTGTTGTGGTATCAAAATATAAATCTCCTGCATCTAAAGATGTAGTTGGTGCAGTTGCTGAAATTCTATAAACATTTCCAAAATTATTTACAGAAGCAATATTAGTTGCGGTAGTTATTACTGAACTAATATTATTTCCAACATTTGAAATTGCATTAGTTGCTGTTGTTCCATCTTCAATATTTGCTAATGTTTGAATATCAGACGAAATACCTGCTACAGTAGAAACATTATTGGTAGGTGAAATTTGTCCTGCAACAGTTGTAATATCTCCTGAAACAGATGCTACAGTTGTTACTTCAGTTGCAATAGGAACTAATCTATGAAAAGTATAAGTATTTAAAGTTGCTGTTGTTTCAACTAACATTCCATATTGATTAGGAATAGGACTTCCAATACTTGCTGGAATAGAATTAATAGTTACAGTAGCACCAGCGGTTGTTTGAGCATCTGTGGAAACTCCAGTACCAGTATTATAAGTCATTCCACCTGCATCAGCGATTGAAACAATAGTTCCTGTGCTGTTATTAATATCTGGATTTGTAGTTGGGAATGAATCTTCGTTTGCTATAGCAACAAAACCACCTACATCATCAACTAGATCAATTATTCTAGCATCTATAGCAGCAGTTGTTGCAATATAAGAATCTGAACCTGACCAAGTATCTCCTGAAGCAATAGTTTCACTTGAGTCTTGTCTAAAGTATCTTCCATCAGAAGCTGACGTTGTAAAGAATGTTGTATCATTTGGAGTATGACCTGATGCTTCTGCATTAGTTACAATAACTGCGTCTGCAATTTTATCTGCGGTTACAGCATCATTTGCAATTTTTGCTGTAGTAATATTACTATCAGTTATTTTTGCAGTTGTTACTGCATTAGAAGCAAGTTTAGCTGTAGTAATTTGCGAATCTGCAATATGCTGAGTATCAATAGATCCATCCACATAATGTTCTGAGTCTATACTGTCATCTGCTATTTTTGCATTTGTTACAGCATCTGCTCCTATTTTGGCATTAGTAATATTTGAGTCAGCTATTTTAGCTGTTGTAATATTAGAGTCTGCAATCTTAACAGTTGTTACAGCATTAGTTGCAAGTTTTGCATTAGTAACATTTGCATCTACAATTTTAGCAGTTGTAATTTGAGCATCAGCAATATGCTGAGTATCAATAGAACCATCTACGTAATGTTCAGAATTAATACTATCGTCTGCAATTTTAGAACCATTAACAGAGTCTGCACCTAACTTAGCATTAGTTACAGCAGCATCATTAATCTTTGTAGTAGTAACAGCACTATCAGCAATTTTAATTGTAGTAACAGATCCATCTGCTAAAGTTGCAGTAGCAATTACTCCTTCAGGAATAGATGAATTTGTTTTAGATAAAGCTCCAATATAAACATTAGAAATAGCTTCATTAGATAATGAACCAGAATCCCAAGTTACATTGATAGTAGTATTAGTTGAAAAAGATGAGGAACTAATTGTTCCATAAATTGTGCCAGGAGTAGTTGCAGTTAATTTAATTCTTCTACCTGCATGATAAATAGGAGTTACATCAACACCATCTATAGTAAATGAAGTTGCAGAAGCATAGGTTGCTGTATAAGCACCATCACCATCTCCATATTCTACCCATTGAGAATCATTAAACCATTCTCTAGTGTTTTTCATTAATGCTCTAATTGCATTATTTAGATTAGATGGTAGCATACCTTCTGCTACGGAAATGCCATTTAAACTTGAATTATTTATTTGAGTTGTTGAATAATCTTTTATACCTGCCATTTTTTATCCTATAAACCATGCAAAAACTTTGTCAGTTTCTACATTATTTTTATTAATTAAACTATTTACAGATTCTTCCAATTGTCGTTGAAAAAATTCCTGTGTTTCAAAGCTATATCTAACATTATCTATATCTTTTTCAATAACTTCGTTTGCCATTATCTTAAACTTCCTTGACTTGCAACAAAATCAACACCTTGAGCATGAGTAAATACTTCTCCAGAGGGTATTTTAACATTAGCTCTTACATATCTACCAGAAGCTCTAACTGGATTTAAACCATTAGAGTTCATAGCAGCATAAGATGTTTGAATAGGATCGTCAGTTAAACGATCTCTAGTTTTAATAGATACTGTTGCTTGTGCATCTACTAAAGGTCTAACAGCTTGAATATTGGTTCTTGAACCTTTTGCCAATTCTATTTCTGACGTTTCAATTTCTATTTCGTTTTGTGTTCCTGAGAAAATAGCTGCTTTGTAATTTGTATCAATTGCACCTAAATATCTTTGTCCACCAGACCAAAAGTCTGTGTCTAATGCAATATTAATTGTATCTAAGTTTTGAGAAATAATATCCATTAATTCTACTGTATAAGCTCCCACAAACTGTGAAAAAATAAATGAACAACTTGCTTCAGACAAAGACCATTTTTGTGTAGCATAATTGTAAATTAAAATTCTATCGCAAATACCTGTAGTGTTATTAGTATTTTGTGCAGATGGATATAACCATAAAGCTAACTGATTAAATGGATCCGTTGTTGCTACAATTCTATCTGAAAATGCTTTGTTTAAATCAAGATCAAAAAATCTATTTACTTTTTCTGCACCAATAGGAATAATTTGATCTCCATTAATTTGAAAGAAACCATCGTCTGCATAAAAGAATACTTGTCTATTATCTTGACAAACGGTTTGTCCATACACAGCTCCTCTGTTAGGAGAGATAACCGAAAATCTAAATATTGTTGCACCACCCACAAAGTCCATACGAACTATTTGGTTTTGTCTAAAGATATATCCAACTTCTCCAGAAGATATGGCAACAATTTCTCCACCAGAACCTGGTAAGTCTTGGTAGTCAGCAGATTTAGCACCTGGATTCCAAACACCAATATCATTGATGCCTGACCATTGAACTCTGTTCGTATTTGCAGTTTGATTACCTGTAACTAAAAAATCCCTA